AGAACGTAACCGACTTGTGAAACATTAAGAACAAAGAATTTTTGCCCTGCAACAGTCCAACGCGGGTCAGTGAGACTTCCTGTTGTATAAGATGTCGATTGCGAACCAGAACCTGCAAGCCAAGTTTGATTATCCAGAGTCACAGTCATCGGCACTGCACCAGAAGTATTACTTTGCACCATGCCTAGAACACGAGTAGCTCTTTTGTTCATGACATAGCTTGGAGAACCATATAATTTACTCCGCACAACTTTTTGTAAAGTTGTTCCGCTTCCAGAACCACCCGCAAACATTTGATAAATTCCGGTGCCGTCGGTCCCGTAAGCTAAAAGCTGAGATCTAATCTCTTGTGAACCAATAAAAGTGTAAGTATGTTCTTGTGAAGCTGTCCACCACTGCTTTCCGTTCCACATAAGCAAAGCTGTTCGATTTGTTCCAGTATATTGATCTGCAATTGGGAACAAAAGCATGTAGGTTTGCACACCAAACAAAATGGTCTGCGCAGATGAAACACTGGTGTTCACAAAGAAATTGATCAAACCGGAAAACAAAGGATCAATTGGCGAGCTGATTTTTTGTAACGTGCTACCATACAGTGCATAGATTCCATCGTAGGTGCCAAAAACAATGGTTTGCCCAAATGTGATTGGCGAGTAAACCCACGAAGTTCCAGTTTGTGCGGAAGCGTTAATATTGGAAAAAGATGTAAGTGCTGTTGAGCCGCTAGCGCTTGTGCTAACATTTGAAATAATCTGAATTGAACTATCTGCAAAGGCATACAAAAAACCATTTGCCTGAACAAGCGAAGTAAATTGACTTTTCAAAAAAGAGTCAGTTGAAATAAGTGTTCCACCGCCAGTCGTTGTTGAAAAATCTGCTGGATTACTTGGGGAAGAAAAATTAATACGATTAGAATTTGCAATCCAAACACGACCAGTAAAGTTTTCAATTGCCGTGCCGGAAAGTCCGAAAGGCATAAGATTAACAACTGCCTGCGCACCGCTTCCGCCACCCCCGGAAAAATTGAGCGGAATCTGCGCAGTTGCAGTGGCATTAATGCTTGCCGTTGCCGCAGCATTTGTAAGCCCAGAACTTGCAGAAAAACTCATAGTCGGCACAGATGAATATCCGTAACCTCCAGAGGTGATGTTAATTCCCTGAATTGAACCGCCTACAACGGTAAACGTAGCTGTTGCCGCTGCAACCGGATTTCCGCCGGAGAATGCAACATTGAATGTTCCATCGGTGCCACTTGTTCCGGCATTTGTGATAATTGTTGAGACAACATTGTTGGTAAACTGTTTAAAATCCGACAAAACATAACTGGAGCCTGGATTGGTAACATTGATCTGAATAACCTGACCATTTAGCAAAGTTCCTATTGAGAAAGTTGCTCCCGAACCCGAGCCGCCGCTAATGCTCATTGAGGGATTTGAGGTGTAACCTGCGCCAACATTCAACACAGTAACGTTTGGAGAGACTGTGCCGGAAGAATAAAGATTTGACCCGTCCCAAAGCCAGTAGTTTGCCGGTGTTAAAATTTGTAAATATTGGTTGCCCCATTGTGAATACACAGGAACAAAAGAAGACCCCGTGCCAACAAAGATTCCAGTTGCAAAAGTTTTAAGAACATTTCTATAAGTGCTGGAAGACGAATCGGCGTCAAGAATTAAAGCTGAAGTATCGTTAAAAGAAACAAAACAATAGAAACTGCTTTTGATATTGAAAAAATAAAAATTTTGAATGAGATTTGTCGGCGTGTGCGTGTAAAGTGGTGTTGCGGCCTCACCAGGGATTGCAACAAGATTATTTTTACCCAGCGGAACAAGATTATCGCACCAATACATTTCCTGATCTTGAATTGCAGGCCGTGTCGGTTTGATGTTTAATCCTGCAAAGGATTCAAACCCAATAAAAGTCGCGTTATTTGGAAAATTTGGAGCGCTTTGCCCTGCTCCAGGGTTACTACCTTCGGCCATACCAATTAACCACTGTCCCTGGTTGCGTTTGCGCCCGCGCTCTTTTCATGAATTTTTCAAATTTATTGAACATCCATTCAGACCGCTGCAAATCATTTGCACCTTCAAGAGCTTTACTTGCCGCATAGTATGAAACTGCAGTATTCCACGGAGCAGGAATCGCCTCAAAAGATGTATCATCTGTAAGAGGAAGCACGTCGCAAACGCAATCCCATTCCATAATGTAGTTTGAATTTGGAACGGGATAAATGTAAATTGAGCCTGCTTCTCCTTGACCATACTGAGCCGCAACTCGTGGCACGTCAGAAAAAGTATTCGTGTAAGTTCTGATAAGTGCTTGATATTTTGAAAAGCTGTGCCGTATTAAAACAAAACGGTAAGTGTTCCAAAGGAGCGCAATGCTTCGGACAGCAATAATGTTTGAAATCCCTGGAAGATTACTAAGATCAACGTCTGAAAAATTGTAAACTTCTTGATTTGTGGTGCAAAAAATACCAGTTGAAAGCACCGCATATGCTTGCGGGGCTGTGCCGCTTGAAAACCCGCTTCCACCAAAAGAAACAGTTGGCGTTGACGTGTAACCTGTTCCAGTTGAAATAATAACAATATTTACAACGGTGCCGCTCGAAGTGACATCATAAGTCCCAACAGCAGAAGAAGTGCTGCTACCAGAAAAGACAAGCGGATATCCGGATCCAGCCGTTCCACCTGAGCCGTAAGTTGAGACATAAACGCTTTGCACGCCACCCACATAAGGTATAGCTCGGACACACTGTCCCTCCCCAGCAATTTGACTGCGAGCCTCATTAATGTAATCAATAAGATCTGTCCGATTAAAAGATGTTTCTGAAATGTCGTTCAAAAGTGTTTGTGTTTGCTGCAAATATTTATTAAGCATTATTACCTCCTGGGAACGGAGAAGAAGTCACAGAAGGAATACCTGAAGGTTTGGAACTGAACGGGAAGTTTCTTGGCAACGTATCAGGCGTTGTTTGCTCAGCAGCCGCAAGCATCGTTTGCTTGTATAATTGCAACATTCGATCAGCGTCCGAATTTCTTTGCGAATTCATATACGCATAATACGTTGCGTAAAATTTGACTGCGATTGTCCAGGGATATGCAAGAATTTCAACCGTGGAATCATTCACAAGGTCAATCGGAACAATTACGGAATCTACAAGCAAAGTGTAAGCCGCATCTGGCGTAGGGTAAAAATAAATTGACCCACCTGCGCCCATGCCAAGCTGTGCCCAAGTTGCAGGTTTTGCACTGCTTTGGCTTGGGTTGCAAAGGCAATAGTTAAAAAACCAGTCCCAAGGGCGCCCGTCAATTCGTGAAGAAATTGAAGAAGTTTGAATTGCAAGTTTTCGGGCTGCAAGCACGTAACTGCCGCCCGAAGGCATTCCCGTTGTCACAGAAGATAAATTGTAAGATTTCACACCATTCGCAGTGCTAAAAGAAAGCACGCCACGAACAGACATAGACTCAACCGCAACCTGCGTTCGAGCCTCATTTATGTAATAAGTTAAATCTGAAGTGCTATATAGCTGCGCGTTGGGATCGTGGAGAAGCCGCTGCACCTGCGAAATATACGTATTAAGCATGTGCAGCGGAACTCCTACATATTAAAGCAGCGGGGTGATATAGCTCGTGTCAGTAACACCGCCGATTGTGGTGGTAAAAGTCGCGGCAGTTGAAGGCGTGCTAATCGGATTGCCGTAGATGATCGGCGTAGGGCCTGCATAAGTTTGAAACAGGCCGCCGTCGACGATAGAAAGCGTTGCGTTTGAAATTGCACCGCCGGAAGTTGAAGTCACAATGCCTGCATTACCTTTGCGAGGGTTAAAAATCGCAGTAGAGATACTCGGATTGTTGTAAGTCGCGGCCGTAGACGCATTCTTACCGCCGATGATATCAACCTGATAAGAAAGACTTGTGCCGTAACCTGCGCCTGCGGTGCCGGAAAGCGAAATCGCAGTCGTCGTGAAGCAACCAATTACAACCGCAGTTGCTGTGGTGCCCGACGTAGGTGCAGAAATCGTCAACGTCGGAAGCGCTGCAACCACTGCACCATTATTCGTGCAAAGCAATGCGGTAATGGTGCCTGCGGAACCAGAAATGGCCGCCGTTGCAACCGCAGTGGTAACAGTGTTCGGCTCCATCGCATTCGGCAAAATGGTAATCGTCGGAGCCGACGTGTAACCGGCTCCAGTATTAACCATCGTGATTGACGAAAGCGCGCCTCCCGACATTACAGCGTAACCAGTCGCTTGCACGCCACCAGTCGGCGGAGCGGAGAAGAACACGCTCGGCGTGAGGCTGTAGCTGGAACCGGCAGTTGTAACCGTGGTGCCGGAAACTGCACCACCGACAACTGCCGTCCACTTAGAACCGCCAGCGGACACGGTGACAGTCGGCGGGTTCGTAGCGCTGTAACCCGTGCCGTTGTTCGTCATTACCGCACCGACAACAGTGCCGGTAAGGTTTGCAAGGCGCCAGTTTGCACCATCAGAATTCAACTGCATTGGTGCTGCACCAGGGTTGCCAGCCACATTCTGCCAAATGCCCGTAATTGGATCAAGAGCCTGCAAAACCGTATAAATGCCGGTATCCGCCCAGAACGTGCCGGACGGAAACAGATACGTGCCGCCAGCAGGAAGCGTGATCTGGTTTGTGCCGCCAAACGGCGCGTAACCGTAGTTATTTGCTGGATACGGAAGCGGGATACCAGCCCCGCCAATACCAATGATACTCATTAGAAAGCACCTCCTGTGAAGTTCGTGACGATCGCGCCAGAAGACGGCTTCGCGGAAACGATGTTATAACCAACAATCATCACACCGATCTGCGCAATCTGCATCAGCGGAATTGCTGAATAGAACCCGGAGAACAGGAACGGAGCGTCTTCAGAAAGATACATGTTCGTGTATTTCGAGTTAATGAAATACATCGTGCCTTTCGGGCAGAAGTGGTCCATGAAGAAAGGAACACCGGAAATGCTAAGATTTGGAAAACTCGAACGAACAGTCATGTCCATTGAGTCTTTGCCGTTCGGCGCGATGTTAATCTGTTCGATGCCCACAAAAGACGAATTCAGTGTGGCAAAGTCCGACGGGCTCATAATACCGTAATCAGGTGCTTCGCCGCCTGCGTTGTCAGTGATCTGGATAAGATACTGAGCAAGCGTAGCGCGGGAAAGAATGTTTGCAGCACCTGCGTTGTAATACTGGCCCTGCCAGAACGAATTGCCTGTTGCGGTGCGCGAAATGCCGCCATACGTTGCAACGTTCGTGCCGTTATCATAAGCCTCAACAAAGCCCTGCGGCATAAGAGGGTTTGCACTGTTGTTTGTGAACATTGCAGAAGCCATCTGCTGCACAGCAACAGCCCGAACATCGTTCATGCGAACATCAAGGATCGGCACCACGGCTTCAGTTGACTGAAGCAGCGCTTCACCCATAACCAGCGGAACAGGCACAACAAAATACGAAGTGTTAAACTGCGCATCGGAAACGCCAGGAATAACCTGCGGTTTATTGAAGGTGCCAGAATAAGAAGTCCAGGCGCCCTGAACCATGCTGGCTCCCTGCACCGGAACCGTGATCTGATTTACACCACCAGCGGAACGCTGTGCATTGCCGAGCAACATCATCAGCGAAGGTGTAGCGGAATAGATCTGAACTGTAACACGCGGAATAAAAGCCCTGCGTGTCAGGGCATTAAGTTCGTTATAAATAGCACCGCCGGGAACGGCACCCTGACTTGGAATCGGCACTTATACCTCCTGTTAGATCATCAGCGACCCACAGGATCGCCTGCTTTATGAAACACTTTAGAGCAAGATACAACAGCGCAACTTACTCTATCCCCTGCTTGCACGCTTCTCCGCAAGAAACTTCTTGATTTCTGCGCGCTGAAAAGCGATAGGATTCTTCAGCAGAAGTTCGTGACTGACATCCCCCTGATCCGGCAAGCTGATATTCCAGCCATGATCCAAGATGTCAGCAGATTCCATTGGAGCAGGTTTAACCATCTGCTTTTCAACAAGCGCCGCGGCGGCTTCGTAATCAACAAGGCCGCGCTTTTCCATGAGAGTCTCAATGTTAGCGATGCCTTCGTCATCCCAGCCAGCTTTGCGAAGCTTCCTGCGCTCAGCGACGATCGTATCCTCGATCTCACGTCTACGGGTGTTTGTGTCAAGCAGGGTTTTCAACTCTCCAACCGTTCCACCAAGCTCGCTGCGAAGCGCGTCAAGTTCGGAACGGATGGAAGAAGTTGCATCAATTTCAGGAATTGGAGCGTCTGGGTTCAGTTCCTTGATAAGACCAAGGAGCTTCGGCCGCAACTTCGGATTATTGGCGAACTTGTCCAAAAGCTGTTTTGCAGCACTCGAAGACTGAAATTCGCTGTCTTCAACCTCAATAAGCGCCATTTTTAACCACCAACATGCTTAATCGTGTAGTCGTTTTTGGAGTGCAGACCCTTGATGTGGGACTTCGTTGCGCCGATGTCGCTCTTGTCAAATTCGATGCGAACAACTTTGGCATCGTTCATCGGAATCGAATTCTTGTTTTCTTTGAAAATGTTCGTAGACATTACGCGGCTCCTTGCTGCGGTTGTGCCGGCATACCACCAGCGGGGGACTGACCTTGTTGAAGTGCTTTCAAAAGTTGCGTTTGAGGCTGTTCAGCCTTCGCGCCCATCATCATCTGTTGCAAAGTGTTGTTTTCAACACCTGTAGACATCTGCTCCTGCGGCGTGTGCTTTGCGAGCGACTTAATCGCGCCCATGATATCTTTACCAACAGGAGAAGTTGCCCCAAGAACTGGAAGGGCTTTTTCTAAAATGCGGACAGCCCACGAAACCTGAGTCAGAGCGGCCGCCTGCAAACCTCGGTTTGGAGTCGGCATCTGAACCGGGGAGGAACCAAAAGGCGGTTGACCCGGCTGAGTTCCTGCACCAACAGCACCCGGAGGGGAGACTGCTGAGGGAGTTGGCCCAGGAGACGTGAGCTGTCCTGACATCTTACTTGCGCTTACCGCGATGCGAACGACGAGCCATAAGAGCCTCCATCAAAATGCTAACAATCAGTGTTAGCAACTGGCTTCAAGGGTTCCTCGTTTCTACCGCCCCCGGTCCAAGACCGGAAACTAACGTCCCCGGAGCGAAAACAATAAACCACGCTTTGCACTTTACATTAAGACCACTGGATCACTTTCTTGCGCTTTTCTTGGCCGCTTCTGGGTGTTCCGCTGCGTATTTCGCTTTTTGCTGCTGCATTAATCTGTAACGAGATTTAAGAAGATCGCGCATTGGCACGTTCAAAAGATCAAGCGCTGATTCCCCGTCAATGATTCCAGCTTTTAAGAGGAAAGCCACCATTTGCTTTTGATCCTCTTCGTAAACTGGTGAAGACGAATGCGAGTCCACGAGCACTCGATAATCTTCAGGGATGTTAACAAGGAGGAATTCCTTGCCTTTGTCGGAGCCGTCATCAATCCAGTGCGCACTTGCCTCTTTTGCCCGAAGCAGCGTAAATGCTTTGTTGCCAAGAGATGAGCACTGCCGTTCGACAAGCATAGCCTGATCTCGAAGTCTTGGTGACGCGGTTTTCATAAGACTCTGCGCGTGTGTGGCAGAGCGCACACCAGTTTCACCTTGACCTGAAAGAATGTTGTGAAACCCTGAAACATCGTCCATCATCGCCATAATTTCTTTAACATCTGCAAAAGCTTCAGGCGGCAATGATGGAGTTAAATCTTCAACTTTCGAACCAGGCACATCGTTTGATATGAAGCCGGCTTCACGAAATTGATCATACATTTCATCTGTCATACCGGAAAATCCGGTGAAAGAAAAAATACGATCATACTGCAAACCCATAAGCTTCTTTATATCATTGAGACGTTCGCGGAGAAGAGATTGAAGCTGAAGAAGTCCAGCCATTTCGGATCTTCCGAAAAAGTATCCTTCAACGGGATTAGCCTGAATCTTCTCATATGGCAGTTCATGTTCAAGAAAAAGGTTTGTTTTCTTTCCGCGAGGAGTAATTATAATGTCCGGCATTGCCATTTGAATCGTGGTGTAGTCACCAGTTTCATCATCAACGACAGTAAGTTCGTAAAATTCAATAAGTTCAGAAAGCTGTTGAGGAGTAAGTTGCGGCGTTGCGGAACGAGAGGCTACGTCAACAGTGCCGCCAGTGCCTGCGCTTTGTGTGTCGCCGTAACCGACGAGTGGGGATTGGCCGCCCAGAACAACAGAAACAAAATTTGATTCAGATTCCGGAACATCTGTGTATTGTCTTGCGTATTTTGTCGCGCGCTTAAAAAGCGATACAGCATCTGGAAGATGAGAAATCCTGCGCCAAAGTTCTTCTTTTGTGATATAAACTCGTTCGCAAACAACCTCTTGCGTATCAAGTTCATTTTGGCTTTCGCGATAAACTCCAAAGTTCCAAGAAGGCACAAGGCGAGCTTTCAAACCCTGATTGCCATACATTAATTTTATGAT